GAGATCCAGACCTTGCAACGGACCCTGCTTCGCAGGGCCGATGAAGTTCCGCATTCACTTCATAATCGGAAACTTCGCCTGTCCGACGTGGCCGACGAAGACGCGTTTGTCGATGAGCACGCGGCCGCCGAGCTCGCGCCACTTGGCGCAGAAGGCGAAGTCCTCGCTGGTGCCGTCGTAGGAGGTGGGCCAGTAGCAGTGCATGGGGCCAAACTCGGTGTTTTCCATCAGCTTCACATGCGGGCGCATGGTCTCGAAGACGCTGCGATGCACGCGCATGAAGCCGCGGGCGGTCTTCTGCACCTCCCACAAGATGCCAGGCTGAAGCGCCGGGTTTTCCTGCCCGACGATGGGCACCACGGGCGGGTCGAACTTGACGGTGCGTTTCGAGTAAAGCCCGAACACCAGCGGCTCATCATGCTCCCGCAGGCGCGCGAGGTCTTGCGGCTTGAACACGAGATCGGTGTCGATGACAATCATTTCCTCGCAGTCGCTTTCGAGGAACTGCTTGGTGGCGATGTCCATGGCATAGCCTGGATACGGCGTGCTGAGATGGCAGAAAACGCTTTCGCCTTGCAGCGCCGCCATCATGCTGAAGGCCCAGCCGGTGACGGAGAGGCCCATGCCGTTGTCGATGATGGGGTAGAAGGTGGGTTTGGTGGTCATGGAGTGGTGGAGTGGTGGAGTGGTGATTAAATGCGGGTTTTGCGGGGAACGGGGCCGTCATACTCGAAGATGCCGGCCACCTCGGTGGGCGTGACTTCGAGGCGCATGTTGCGACGGAATTGCGAGGCAAAGACGCGAGGACCGGTGAGGCGCACGCTGACCATGGCGCCGCCCTCGGCGGGCTTGCAGCGGAGGATGCGCGGCATGACGCCCGCTGCCTGCGCCAGCACGGCGATCTTCACCGGAGACGGGGGCGCGGTTTGCAGGCCGATGAGCCGCAGCACCTCCGCCTCGCCCTCGGCGGTGAGGTGGTAGGCGCGGCCCTCCTTGAGGTAATGAACCGCCTCCTGCAACGCACCGCTCTCGCGCCATTGCTTGAAGGATTCACGAGGCACATTCAGCCGCGCAGCCAAAACGGCCTCGGGCGTGGTGGTAGGGGTGTCGGTGGTGGTGGTCATGGCGTGATGAAGGGTTGGAGTTTGGCGAGGACGGCGCAGGACTTGGAGACAATCCACTCAAGTTGCACGGCATTAGCGGTGTTGTCCTTGTGGTTGCAGGCCTTGGAGAAATCGTCAAAAAGCGTGCCTGCTTCCCGTATTGCGTCGCGCATGGCGTCGTAGTCTTCCAGTCTGCGTGGGGACGGGCTGCCGCCTTTCGGAGAGTTTGCCATATCCGATCCACCGCACAGCCAAGCATACTCGCTGTCGGTGATTAGCTGCTCTTCGTGCAACTTTGCCCTCATGTAACGGACTAGATCAAACAGGCGGACGTTGGTATTGATCGCGCTGTTTTTGATCTGGTCGCGCATCGCATCAATTTCCTTTGCCGGTTCAGCCATGCCAGCACAGGCGTTGACGCAAGCAATGGCACGGTCACGCCAGCCGCATTCAAAATGGCGGATGTCACCGGCATTGAGGCTGAAACAATTGGTAAAAGCCGGTTTCCACGGCTCGCCGTAGTCGGATGTTGGTGTTGTGGGTGTGTCGCTCATAGTCTGATTGTCTCCTTGTCTGATTGTCTTGTGTTGCGGCTCAATAGCCAAATTCCTGCTCCGGCCTGCGCTTCAACCGGTCGCGATTCAAATGCCGCGGCCCCGCCAGGCAGAAGTAGCGCCACACGTCCACGGGGTCTTTGCAGGCTTCGTCTTTGCGTTTGGTCTGCTCGGCGTAGTCGGGGATGGTGAAGTTTTGCAGACCGAAGATGGTGTTGGTGCATTCGCGGTTCACGCGGGCTTTGGGCTGCATCAGAATCGTGGTGGCAAAGGCATCGCGCACCAGCGCCAGGCCCTCCTGCACGCGAACACCCTCGGGCACGAGGATGGTGAAGCCATTGGGCAGGTCGTAGAACTCCTGTTGGATCGTCGCGCCGGTGGCTCCGCTCTTCCACTGGCTCCAGCGCGGATCGCCATAGGTCTCGAACGGCTCCGCGCACAGCATGCCTTCCTCATTCGCCATTCTGGTTTCGTCATTCCGCGCCCGCGGCACATGCAGCACCGTGCGGCCCTGCCACTCGCCGCCGGTTTCCTTCATCTTCTCCAGCAGGCGATGCCGCATCTGCCAGACGAGCTCGGCATACTGCTCGAAGTTCCAGCCGAGCCGTAGTTTCTGCGCCGGGCCTTCGTCGCCGTTCATGCGGTCCTTTTCGCTCATCACGGCCCACGGCCCAGGCATCATGTCGTCGATGGCAATGCTTTCACACGGCCATTCCTGCGCCTGCCAAAACCGGCCCATCGGATCGACAATGAACCAGCCGATGAAGAACGGCTTGGCCTCCGCGCCGTCGATGATCTCGTAGAGCGTGCCATCACGCGGCAGATCCTTCCAATCGCACAGGTGCTGCTCCGGTTTCCACACGGCCTCAAACTCGCTGCGGCTAGCGGCCTCGGCGTCGCCGTAAAGCTTGATGCGAATGGTCTTCTCATCGGCTCCAGCGTAGTCCTTGGAGAGCTGGGGATAGACGTTGACGTATTTGTTCGCGGCGGTGTGCAGGTAGCAAACCAACCGCGTCGGCTCCAGCGGATACGCGATCTTGGGCACACGCGGATCTTTGCAGCCCCCCTTCGCCGCCAGATCGGGAGCGATGACCTTGAACTTGTCGGGCTTTACCGCGCCCTGCATGAAGTAGCGCACCGTCGGCGTGAAGCCTTCCTCGGGCGTGTAGGTGATGAGATGCACGCCGTGCATGAGCGCCCCGAGCAGTTCGCCATGCGGCCGCTTGGCACCGGTCACGCCATCGGCCAGCGGCACCAGGTAGCTTTCGAGCGCCAGCATCTGCTTCCGGTGCTCATCGCGCTGCGTTTCGATGGCTCGCGACGCGAGACGATCTTTGAGCGCCTTGACGTGATCGACGGGAATGCCTTCGTCCGACCACACAAAGGTGAGCGCGTAGCCTCGGAAGCTCTCCAGTTCCTGCGTGAAAAAGCGAAACTGCACCATGCCGCCGCCGGTGTAGCGCTCGCCATTGGCCCCGGTGACGATGAGGTAGCGGCTGAACTGGTTGTCGGTAAACTTGCCGCCGCTGAACTTCGCCTTTTGGTGCTTGTCCTGCTTGATCTTGCCCGCCGCACCGCCCAATGCCTCGGGCGGCAAAAAGGACTCGATGGGCTTCTGCTGAAGGTTCTGCGAGTCCTCCTCGCGCCTCGACATGCAGAACACCGTAGCTTTCTGCGCATGCTTCCAATGCTGCACGGCCAGCGAGGCCGCCACATGCGTCTTGCCCGCACGAATCCCGCCGCTGACGAGCACCTCGAGCACGCGGCCTGGATGCTCCAGCCGTTTCCGGCACAGCTCCAGCAGGAACAGCCACCAATCCTGCGGCACCCATCCGTGATCGAGCGGCTGCTCCGCCATCTCGCGGATGGCATCCGCCCGCGCCGCCACCGCCTCCGCCGCGCCCTCCTCGCCCAGCACCAGCAACTCATCCAGCGCCAACGGCTCAATGACCGGGTGCGCTTCCTGCCCTGCATGCAGGGCCTCAATGACGAGCTGGGTGTCGGGGGTTGCCATGGTGTGGTTTTGCTAGGACTACTTACACTTTTGGTGTGGATAATCAGTGTTCAGCTTCTCCTTAGCGGCGTTGGCGGCGTCGTAGAGTTGCGACATGACCCTCGTTTCAAGTCCGCTGCTGCCGTGGTTCGCGAGGCGATTTGCTTCTTCGTAGCATGTCCGCATGAGCGTGGTGGCGAGTGTCTCCATTTGGCGGGCGCGTGCAGCAAGGTTGTGAATCAACGAACTGTCGCCAGTGTCGGCGGCCAAGATCGCGTCAACCGAAGCTGAACCCGGCATCGCAGCCAATGAGCCACGAGCTTGTTGATGGTGAAATGGGCAGTCCGCAGATGGGACCGTGGGGCATGTGCAGATTTTGTGACGGCTCATGGCTGGATTTGGTCGTTCGTGTGCATTTCCCTTCACAGTTCAAAACGGGATGTACTCATCCTCCATGCCATCGGCCAAAGGCGCATCGCTGCCGCTGGTCACGGGCGAGCCTCCGGCGGGGCGGGCGGTGCGCTGGCCGCCGCCGTGGTCGTCATACTCACGAGCATTGCCGAGGATCGGAAACTTGGGCGGATTGGCGCTTTCGCGCTCGTCTTTGGTGGTGGGCTCGCAGATCCAGTGCGTGTTTCCAAAGTCGTCTTTGCCGTCGCGATTCGGCACCAGTGAAAGCGAGAGATAAACCCGCTCTGCATTTTTGGGCGAAGGCTTGGCGCGGGCTTCGTCGAGGTTGATCACGATGCAGTCTTTGCCTTTGAGGCGCAGACGATAGGCACCTTGCAGCTTGGCAAGGTCGAAATAGGCGTTGAGTTTGTTGGGCATGGTGTGTGTCGGTGTGGTGTTTGGGTTGTGGGTGAATCAATCGTCGGGGAAATCGTTGTGGAGGCTGCTGCGCACTTGGCCTGCTTTCTTCATTTTGGTCTCCTTCTTGGGCACGGCGTAGCTGCCGAATTGCCAATCGCGCCAGTCGGTGCTGTTGAGTTTGGGCATGCGGCTGCTGAACCAGGTGCGCCAGTCCTCGAAACGCACATGCAGCTCGGGCGTGGGGCCGCGGCGATTCTTGCGCACGTAGATTTTGGCGTCCTGCTCGTAGTCCTCGCGGGGCCATCCGCCGTCTTCTTCGCCGTATTTGCCGCCGCTGCTCCAGCATTGCGGGTTGCGCTCGCGACGCGGCTCGACGGCATCGGCCCAGCCTTTCTTCTTCTCCTCGCTGAGCGTGTGCCAGCCGAAGAAATAGGGATCGCGATGCAGCATCCAAACGTGGTCCGCATACCACTCAATCGCGGCGCTGCCGCTCAAATCGGCGAGCACGGGCGGCTTGCCTGCGTTGCGGTCGGTTTCGCGATTGAGCTGCACCATGAGGAGCACGGTGAGCTTGTAGAACTTCTTCACGAATTGCAGCGTCTCCATGACCTCGACGAGAGCCTCGCGCTCGTCTTTCATGCCGCGCTTGCTGACGGCTTTGATGAGGTGGAGGTGATCGACGACGATCCAGCGGATGCCATGCTGGCGTTTGGCGACCTGCACCTGGCTGCGGATGTCGGCGGTGGAGATGGCGGACCCGTCGGAAATGAGCAAAGGCGCCCGCTGCACCTGCCGCATCTTGACGGTCATGGCATCCTGTTCGGCTCGCGAGAACATCCCGGTGATGGCCTTGCTGGTATCGATGCTGGCACCACCAAGGATGATGCGGTCGTAAAGCTGCACGCTGCTCATTTCCGCGCTGAACACGAGGCCTGGCACATTGCGCTCGACGGCGAGGTTGTGGATCAGCGTGGTGGCCATCGCGGTCTTGCCCTGGCCGGGACGACCGGCAATGACGACGATCTCACCCTGCGCATCGTCGAGGCCATGCACGGTTTGATCGAGTTCCAAGATGCCGGTTTCGAGGCCCATGATCTTGCCGCGATTGGCAATGGTCTGCTCGGTGCGGTCCACCCACTCGCTCACGCCGCGGGCAGCAAGCACGGGGCCGGTGGAATACTCGCCGGAAGCCTGCAAGGCCTGCACGCAGCCAAACACGCGACCCTCGGCACGGCCCACCACGGCGGTCACATCCTCGTCACTCTGCTCGCTGCCGTGCGCAAAGCATTCGTCGATGCTTTCCGCGCACGCATGAATGGTCTGACGCAGTGCCCATTTCTCCCGCAAGATACCGACATAATGCGGGTAATGCGTCGGGATGGGCACGAACGTGTAAAGGTCCGACACGGCCGCCGGGCCGCCGATCAAATCGAGCTTCTTCTGGTCGCGCAGCCGGTGCGTGATGGCGATGGGCTCCACAGGCAGGTTCTTGTCGAGCATGTCGAGCATCACTTCGAACACGAGGCGGTTGCACTCGTGGTAAAAAGCCTCCGGCGGCAGCTTCGCCCGCACCTCCGCGATGCGCTCAGGATCTTGCATGAGGCAGGACAGCACGCCTTTCTCAGCCTCATCGGAGAATGGCAGGGCTTTGTTGATCCGCGCCAGCCGCTCCTCAGTGGTCAACGGGCGATCTTTGGCAGGTTGGTCACTCATGCGTCCCCCTTCCCATGCTGGGCGAGCCAGCGGCGGACTTGTGCCTTGTCACTGGTGACCATTTGCGGCCAGCCAGGCATGGTTTCCTGCCAATCCGCGCCCCACAGAGCCACCATGGCCTGCTCGTAGCCCTCCGGCGGAAGCTCCACCGTGAGCGGCGGCGCTTCTTTTTTCGCGCCAAAGCCATCCGTGAAGGCTTGGAAAGGCGTTTGGCCGCGCAGATCACCACCGCGATCCTGCTCCTTGGCGAGCCAGTTGGTGACGAACTTGCGCCAGTTGCTCTTACGAGCCTTGGCAGGGTTGGCCTTCAGCCACTGCTCCATGGCGAGCATCTGCCGCCGGATGTCGCAGGCCGGGTAAGCGCCGGCCAGCTCGTCCATGAGCGTGTCCGTGAAGCCCGTCCAGCCCGTGGCCGGTGCCCATGCCAGGTCTTCTACCGCCGCCCCCCTTTTCTTTTTTTCGCCAGAACCGTCTGGGGTGTCGGTGGTGGAGCCTTCGGGATCATCGGCGAGCGGCTCAGCACCGTCAGGTGCGAGCAAGAATCCCTGTTCCTCTTCCCTTCCCTGTTCCCTGTTCCTTTCCAGCGCTGAGTTGTGGTTGAGTGAGTCATTAGGACTCACTGAGGACTCAGTGAGTGATGGCTGAGTTTTGCGTGAGTGCTTGCTGACCGTCGGGCGGTTAATCCGTTGGTGCTTAACGAAATTCGTGATCTTGCCGAGCGGCATGCCGTCAGCGGCTTGGGTCAGCTCGATGTAGCCGATGCGCTCCAGCGCCTCCAACATGGGCGGGATGTGCTTCGTTTTTTCGTCAAACGGCATCAATTCGCCACGAATCAGCGCAGGATGCGCGTTGAAATAGCCTTCATCGTCGGCAAAATTGAGCAGGCCGATGGCCAGAAGGCGCGTTTCGGCGGGCAGTTGGCTCATGCCAAAGTGCTTCCAGAACTCGGGTTTGATGGTGCGGATTCTCATTCAAGGGACAGGGGTGAAGTGTTTTTCCAGCCAGGCGCGGGCGATCACGCCGTGGCCGCCGGTGTCGAGATTCTCGAAATCGACGGTGTTGCGGGTGACGTAGGTGAGGCGGACGCGCATGCCCTGAGCATCACGCCAGATGGCACGCACGACGGGCACAGCGGCGGCGCGAGCACCTCGATGACCCGCTTGTTTTTTCGCTCGAGATCCGGCCACGGCTGCCGGCCGCGATACATCCGCACCCATAGGGCCCGCGGCGTGATGCCGAGATTCGCGGCGGATTGCTCCACCCAGGCGCTGAGTTTCATTCTGCACTGGCGTTGACCTCCTCTAGAAGTTCACGGGCTTCCTTCAAAGCCTCGGCGACGCCTTGCTCGGCAAGTTTGATGCCGGCCTTTTGCGTGGCACGCAGCAATGGCTCGTAGGCCTTGCCAGCGTGGCCGCGGAAGGCAATGCGCCCGGCCATATCGATCTCGATGGTGGCGACGGGCCACGGCTCAGAAATACCGGTGTCAGGGTTGGGACGGTAGCGCATCACCTGGACGGCGGCAGCAAGGGGAATGGGTTTGGAGTCAGGCATAGATAGGGAAGAAAGTCAAAGCAGGTGGCCGTGCGTGCGCTGGATGCGGGCAGCGTCTTGCCGCATGCGCTCCTCACAGGCCGCGATGGCATTGGTGCAGGCTATAAGACCGCATTTGGCAACGGCTCGTTCCATAGACAGGGCAAGGCGCTCGGTGTCGTTCACATCAGGAACGGGCACCAGGTCATCGATCACGCCGATCTGCTCGCACCACTCGTCCTTCTTGGCGCGGAGCTACAGCAGCTCATTCACTGGCCACTCACGAACGGCGGCCGTGGCAGGCGCGGTTTCCCAAAGACTGGCGGTGGCCGTGCTCATGCCGCGCCCTCCTTTTTTTTCGGGGTATCCTGCCAGCCGCAAGGCCGCTCCATGCAATCGTGCGGCGTCGGAAGCCAGCACTGCGGGCACTTCCACGCCGGGGCCGGACCTTCAAACACCAGCCCGCCGCC